GTGCGCACCATCAAACGCGGTGCTATTAAACTGTCCGTAACCGGTGCGGTGATCACGGATGTGGGGCAGCCGGTTTATGCCCAGGATGATAATGCGTTTTCATTTGTGCCGCCACGGCGGGCAGGGTTATTGTTTTATCATCGGTATTCACACAAATCAGTTTGCCCGTATCTTGGTTGTCAAGAGTTTTGTCTATAGCTGTGGTTTCCGATACAAGCCCTTCGTGCGGATCTATAAGCTCGTCTACGTCAAATTCCACGATGGCCACGCCCGCACTTACATACCGACGCATAAAACCAATAAAAACGCCGCTTGTCGGCACAAATGAAAACGCATTATCATCCTGGGCATAAACCGGCTGCCCCACATCCGTGATCACCGCACCGGTTACGGACAGTTTAATAGCACCGCGTTTGATGGTGCGCACGTTAATGGCTGCGGCTGCGCCAGCGGAGTTGTCCGCCTTGTCCTCGGCAAATCCTACGAACTGATCCACGGAGGTTAAGGGTCGAGCGTGTCCGGAGCCTATTACCAGGCCCACAGCAGCGCCTTCATAGATAATGTCCGCAGCAATAACCGGATATTCGTTTCGATCTCCAATTTCATAATCCCTCGGAGTATCTGCAGCTAATGTCGTCATGGTTTATCTCCTTGTTTCTTGGGTGATGTGTTGTTTTAAATTTCGGCGTCTTTGCCGCGCAGGATCTTGACCAGCCCTTTTGCATTGGCCTTTTCATAGGCCAGATAAGACTCATAATCCCCGCCGAATTCTTTGCGAACCTTGGGATCCTTGTCCCAGGTTTTTTTGGTGCGCTCTTCCACCGGCAGATCAGAATCTTTGTCCGGCACTTTCACGGCATTGTCCATGGGCGGATCCGGCAGGGCGTCGGGCGCATCGACCTGATGATCTTTAATCACGTCGGCGCGCAACTCCTTTTCCTTTGCCAAGATCTTGACCGCGGCTTCAGGTCCCGTGGTTTCGCCGTCAAACATCAGGGTCTGAATAAGATCATCATGTCCCGGGATGAGCTGGTCCTGGACGGACTTGATACGCTCGCGCTCTACGGCGGCCCCGTCTGCTTTTGCCTTTTCCTGATTTTCTTCAGACGCTTTTTCAATGCCGGCTTTTTCGCCTTCATTAAAGCCTCTTTCATATCCGGCCTTGTCGCCTTCATCGTTCAGCACCTTTGCAATATCAGGATATTTTTCTTTAAATTCTTTTAGGTCCATGAGCTATCTCCTTGTTTAAGAGTAAAAGTTTAGACTCCATTTCTTTCTGTCCCTGCAACACCGGCAGGGTGGTATGTATAAGCCGGTCCATGGTGGAAACACCGTCCACCAGGCCTGCGGTAATGCCTTGATTCCCGGTAAAGACCTTTCCGTCTGCCATGTTTTTAAGCACCGTGTCCGATGAAACGCCCCGGTGCCTGGCGATATTATCCACGAACACCGTATAAAGATAATCCACCCGGTCCTGGAGCTCCTGCTTCCCGTCCTTTGACAAGGGCTTGTACTGGGACACCATACGTTTGTATTTTCCCGCATAAACTTCCGTGGTCTTGATGCCCAGTTTTTTTTCGTACTGGGAATAATCCACATGGGTTGCCACCACTCCGATGGACCCGGTCTGGACAGTGTCCCCGGAAATATGGATTTCATTGGCAGCCGAGCCGATCCAGTAGGCCGCCGACGCCATGATCCCGTCGGAATAAGCCACGATGGGCTTTTTGTCCCGGCCGGCGAAAATAATATTGGCCAGCTCCAGTGTCCCGTCCACGGTGCCACCGGGAGAATCGATATCAAGCAGAATACCCTTGATATCGGGATCATTGAGCGCATCGTTAATATCCTTGGCAGCAAGTTCCGTGGACACTCCCCCGGATACCCTCATGAACATATTGGCCCGCTTGGCCGTAACCCCGTGCAAAGAAATTACCGCCATATCATTGACCACATCATAGTCTTTGGCCTCGTTTTCCAAGGGCTTGCCGATTTTGGCCTCGATGGCCGCGATGTCGATTTTCTCCCCTCTAAGGTGCGTGGAATAGATCTCCTGGATCTCATAGAGCTTTTCCGGCACAATGGCCCAAGGGCTGGTGAGCACGTCAATTATTTTCATTGGTTTCGTCCTCTAAATCCGAATCTAAATTATCTTCGTCATCTTTCTGATCAGGTGCCGGTTTATCGGTCGCTTTGGGCACAGCGCCCATGCCGGCGTCTTTTTTCATCTTTTCTTCCTTGGCCCGCTGGGGAAACTTCTGCTCCCAGTCCCCGCCGGTCAAAGCCGCAGTTTCCTCGGAATGGGTGGTAAGGGTGAGGTCCAGGCGTTTCTCGGCGGCATTGACCTCTTTTAACTCGTCGATCTGGCCCTTGGACGGCCCGGTCCATTCGGATCCCAGGTATGCCATTTTGATCAGGGGGTCTCCGTTCAAAAATCCAGGCGCCACGATCCGGCCCATGGCCACGGCCTCGGTCATCCACAATTCGTAAACCGGCTTGCAAAGTACATCCTCCAGCCATTTTCTCCGGCCCATGTAAAACCGCCATGCTTCTAATAGAGCAGCCCTGGCGGCTGAATAACTGGCGGTGAAATGCTTGACCAGGATCTCAAAGGGCAGTTCTAAAGCCACGCCGATCTGCCGGGATAGGGCCAGCACGAAGCCGTCAAAGGTTTGATTAGGCCGGCCAGGGTTGGCCGTGGAAATATCTTCATTTGGAAGTAAATCCAGAATAGCGCCGGATCCCATCTTGTAATCCTTGTCCGTGGATTTTCCGCCGATCTCGGTTGTGGGCTGCATGGGAGACATTCCGGCATGGTATTCGGACTTGATAAACACTGTAAAAAAGGAGCTGATCACCGCCGCATCCACTTCCGAATCGGTGTAACGCCCCAACTGTTTTAAAGTCTCGATGACCGGGGCCAGGTCGGGCACGCCGCGAGATTGTCCCACCCGGAGCTTGCGAAACAGGTGAAGCATATTGCGCCGACCGGTCTTGGCGCCATATGCGAACACGGTGACCCATTCGTTCGATTTGGCGTATATGTTGCCTGGATGTCCTTTCAAGACGTGGTATTCTTTGGGCCGGCCGTTGGAATCCTTTAAAATGCCGCCGGCCAGAGTGTCGTCGTCCTGGGCGCTGTCTTTATTACATACCCGGTCCGCCTCGATGAGTTGTAATTGCAGGGAATAGGTGCGAAACTTATCTGCTTTTGAAGGCGTGAGAACAAACACATCACCATTTTCCAGGGTAGAGCGGAAGGAAAGATCCTGGATGCCGGCGAAATTCTGAGCACCGGAAACATCGCAGTTATTAGATTCCGCGAAAAGCCGCCATTCGGCCTCGGTGCGGGACTCCCAGGCATCAGCCTGATCTTCGGTCATGTTTAAAATATTGCGGTCGATCCGAGATTTTAGTTTTAACCCGGTGCCCACTATGGACGTGACTTTGGTATTGATGGCGCCGCAGGCCAGAGGATTATTCCGGATCAGGTCCCTGGACCGCTCACGCAACGTCGGAAGCTCGGCCACAATATCCGTGTCCGCGTCTCCGGCGCTTGGATTAAATTCGGATAAAGCCCGCCTCTTTTTGGACGCCCCGTGATAAGCTCCGGCCAAAGCCATGGAATACCTCGCCCGCATCCGCTGCGCCCCTCGCCGGGGCGAAACGAAGTTGACCACGCGGTCAATGATATTTTCCTTAACCTCGATTTTTTTATGCCGGATTTCTCTCATTTCAAATATCCGTTACCGGCGTCACACCACTCACACGGATCCCGCCGTCCGTTTCCCTTTGGACAAGAGTCTGCAAACGCTTTCTCTCAGCTACTAATGTGTTCAGGTCTCCGCTGGTTTTGGATCGGTTCCCGATGGAATAGGATTGCGAGCCGGTAAGAATGGCGGTGATGGCGGTGTCGATCTGTTCTAACTGCTCGGTATAGGTAAGAACGGCCATTTTAGTTTTTAATTTTTAATTCAAAATTTTTAATTCAAAACCTAAAATTCAAATAAGAAAACCCCCATCCATGGTGGTTGCTTATCTTGCAATCACCATATCATGGGTTTTTGGGTGTTTTAAAAGAATTACAGAAGAATTACAGAAGAATTACAGAAGAATTATAGTTAAATGGTATTGACAAGGGGTTTTATTTGGCATTTTTGGGCGCTTCTTTCATGCGAAACCGGGTGATCTGCTGAAAATAGGCATCCAGGTTGTCAGTATGGGCATACCAGCGGTTGTCAATAACCACCGCCGGCAGCCCCTTGCCGACAAATTTCTTAAACGTGGGCGCCGAGATCTGTAAATAATCCTGTATAGCCTGCGCCCCGATCAATACCTTATTACTCGATTTTTGGGTCACTAAATCCCTTTACTTCTCACCTTTCGCCCGGCTTTTGCGGCACCCTCGCCTGGTGCTGCAGCGGCGGTTTTCGGCCAGAACTTCACCCCAAGCACATCGTGGGCGCACAGATTATACACGGACACATCCCAGGCATGGTTTGCCCGAGACGCCATGAGCTGCCACAGGCCTTTTTCATCGATATACTCGGCGGTCATCTGACGGGCCCAGTCATCGGTGGTCTCTGAATGATAATGCCAGGCCCCTGGGTCCGCCGGCGGTATCTCTAATATACTGGACAGGTCGTTTTTAAAATAATTCGTATTGATTCGCAGGAGTTTGAGCCCACCGGGTATCGGTTTGTTCTGACTTTTTCCGGGATAATATTCCAGGTTCGTGTAGGCAAAGGGCTGGTTCATCCTCTGTTCGCCCTTGATGGGCAGGATTTTTCCTCTGTGGAGCCTGCAAAAATCATACACCTCCGACGTCCTGTGGCCCATGGCATCCTGGAGGACCAGTCGGACAAGGTAAGGGTTGCCCTCGCTGTCTTTATACTGATCCTGCCATAATACCTGGACCAGGGCGTCAAATTCAGTGACAAACCCTTCCCGAATACACCAGGACTCTTTTTCCATTCCGTAACCCCACGCCCGGATCTCGTAATAAAACCCGTCATCCTGGGTATCCACCGCAGCGGTCAGGCACGCCACGATCCCGCTGCCCGGCACCACACCCCTGGGCCGGTCGTCCCGCAGGGCCAGAATCGCGTCTTCCTTGCGCTCTATTTCATAAACCTTCCAGGGCTCCGCACAATCATTATTCAAAAAATCTTTAAGGGCCGTTTTATTTTTTGTGCCTTTAAGAAACCTGGACGCCACTTCGGACAACCCCACAAACGGCGACAGCCACGACGGAATGTGAAATCCTATACTCATGGGTCGATAAGCCGCCAGATACGCCTCTAATCCCCATCCTCCACCCTCTACCCTCGCCCGCCATTCCCCTTTTCTCACCGCCTCGTTCCGCACCGAATCGTTCCATTTTTTCCGGCACCCTTCGCATTCATACCATGCCAGGTTCAATGATTTGATCTTTTCCGGATCCCGCTCGTCTTCGGGGAATTTAAAATGATCCTCGTCAAACACCATAATCTGCATGACGCCGCAGATCGGACATTTGACCCAAAAATCAAATATGACCTGGGCTTCGGATGTCAGCGCCCTCCAGATGGGTCCTTCTTCGATGGTTGGGGAAGAAATCTTCCAGATTCGGCGCA